AGAATGTTTATTCTCATCCAGCAGACGCGGAGCAATACGCCGCATGTGGGTATACGAGAGGATTACACGAACATGAGGAAGAATACTTCGATGACAATTTCAGGCAGGTAAACTCCGGTGGATACTGATAAAATATTAAAAAGTTCTTAATGTTCCATTATTCCAAGCGCTTAGTAAATAAATCATGGCAATTAAAAAACTCTTAGACTTAATGACTAATCCTAATATCGTTGGAGATATTGAGAATACCGAAGGTGGCGACCAAGAGCTTATGTTCATTGGTCGTCGAGTTAAAGAGGGTTACGGCGCTGATTGGGACTCAATGGCCGAGTGGCGCGACGATGTAGAGACTGGCATGGAATTAATTAAACCATCCAAAGGTCCACGTGATGAACCTTGGGAAGGTGCTGCTAATTTCAAAACGCCTATTTTGATGGAAGCCCGATTAAAGTATGGTGATAGAGCTAGTCAAGAACTCCTTAAAGGCGACGATTTAGTTAAGGCTACTGTTGTTGGTAAAGACCCCGATGACGTTAAAGCTGACCGTATAGAGCGCATCCAGACCGTAATGAATTGGCAGCTAACCGTACAGAATGAAAGCTGGGTAGAAGAGCAGGACAAATTACTCTATGACCTATCATGCCAAGGTAGTATTTTTAAAAAGACATTCTTTAACTCTTCAGTAGGTCATAACGAGTCGGAAGTAATAACCTACCCTAACTTTGCTATTAATCAGTCTACAAAGACGCTATCAAGTGCGCCTCGATTCACTCACAGAATATTTTTAACGCCTAATCAGATCCAAGAAAAGATACTTTCCGGCGTTTGGCGTGATGTTGAGATAGAACTAGGCGCTAAAGTTAGCGAGGAAGGCGGCATAGAAGAAGCTGTAGACGATAAGTTTACAGAGTTCTATGAACAGCAGACTTTCCTCGATTTAGATGGTGATGATTACGAGGAGCCTTATGTTGTAACGGTGCACGCTTCATCAGGAACAGTGATGAGGATACGCGCTCAATACGGCTTGGATGATATTACCGTAATGGATGATGATGGATTAGCGACTACAGCAGATTCTCTTATTCAAAAGAATCAAGAAGGCGCTCCTATATTTGATGAGAACGAAGATATTTTATTATCTGATGACTCTGAAAGCCTCACAGTTGTTAAGATAAAGCGAGACAATAGCATAACTGAATATGGGTTTATTACAGATCCTAGCGGAAACTTCCTTAAAGTTGGCTACTTCCATATTTTAGGATCGTATGCCGCTGGTATTAATACTACAACTAACCAGCTATTAGACTCCGGTACACTGGCTAATCTTCAAGGCGGCTGGTTGGCCAAAGGATTTAGAAAGCGTTTAGGTAATATGAAGGTTCAACCCGGTGCTTGGATTGCTACTGATATTTCAGCACAGCAATTACAGACAGGCGTTAGACCTTTTGACTTTAAAGAACCATCACCCACGTTATTAAATCTTAACCAGAACATGAATGCAGAAGCTCAGAGGCTTTCAGCTACTACTGATTTGAGTGCGGCGTTAGGACCAAATACTCCTGCAACTACCGCATTATCTATGCTTTTAGAGCAGCAAGAAGCTAAAGGTGCCATTAACTTGCGTGTTTATAGAGCAATGGGCAGAGAGTTTGCTATCTGGTTTAAACTAAACTCGAAGTTTATGGATCCTGAGTTGTATGGGGAGTTGGTAGATGACCCAGAAGCTGACCCAGTAGCCGACTTTAATGCTCAAGATATGGGCATAGCACCAAGCGCTAATCCAGAGAACAGCAGTAAGATACAAAGAATTCAGCAGTCTAGGGCAGAGCTTGACGTTATGCCTCAAGTTGATGCAACGGGTGGTAATTCTCAAGCGATTGTTAAAGATTATCTTAAGTCTATAGGTTCTGAATCTTTAGATGAGATTTACCCAGAACTCACACCAGAGCAAGCAGAAGCACAAGCTCAAGAACAAGCAAGGCTTAAAGCGAGGCAAGAGGAATTAGAATTCTTACCTATCAAAGCGCAGGCTGATGTGGGCGAGGCAGAGAAGGCTAAGGCTCAAGCGGCTTTGATTAGAGAAGACACTAATAGAGAAAAGGCGCTATCCGATATAAGATTAACTGAGGCCAAAGTTATAGAAACGAATGCGAGCGCATTCCTGAAAACTGAACAAGGTGAGACAGAAGCCACCAAGAATGCAGGCGCTATAGTAGACGCTGAGCTGAAATTAGAGCAAAACGAAAGAGAAAGAGACCTAGCAGCGCTAGATAGAGAGAAACTAAATGAACCGAGACCAAGTTGAAGAGTGGTTTAGCCATCCAGTAACCGCTTTATTATTTGATGTAGTAAAAGAACAATTAAAAGATTTATACGAAGCTCCCAGATACCAAGAGGTTACTTCTGTTGGTGGGCGCGTCATCCCTACTACTATTGACCAATGCGCCCTCCAAAGCGCTTTCCTTGAAGGTCAGATAGATTCTTTAAAAGAATTTTCCAAAGTTTCCCTTAAAAATAAAATGCTAGTAGGAGATGAATAATGAATGTGACCCCGTGTGGTATGCAGATACTTGTAAAGCTTGATGAGGTTCAAGAGATGTCTGAAGGCGGTGTTATCCAACATACTCAGACCGAAATGGAGCGAGAACAGAATGGGCGTAATATGGGCAGGGTTATTAAGATAGGCCCCTTTGTTCACGCTGACTGGGAAGATATGACCAGCGACACGTCATCAGGGAAGGCTAAAGAATGGGGCTATGAAGTAGGAGATTTAGTTCTATTTAACCGATATGACGGTGTATCACATGATTTACCCAACCATGAAAACTACCGATTAATCCCCAGTAACTGCATTCTAGGCAAAGTGGAGCAATAAAATGGAAGCTGAACAAGTAGATATTAACGAAGCATTAGGCCTTGGCCAAACCGAACCTAAAGAAGAAGAAATTAAAGAAGAAGAAATTAAAGAAGAGGAAATTAAAGAAGAGGAGAACCAGCTATCCGAAGTAGAGCGGCAGGCCTTTGAAGATGGCTGGCGACCTAAAGAAGAGTGGAAGGGTAATCCTGACAATTGGAAATCTGCTGAGCATTATGTTGAATGGGGAGAAATGAAATCTAACCAGCGCAACATGCAGAACCGCATGAAGCAGATGGAGAAAAGCCATAACGAGCAGATGGAAAACCTTAATAAATTTAATAGGGCGTCTACTGAGGCTAAGCTTAATGACCTTCAAAATAAACTTAATAAAGCGGTCGAGGATGGTGATACAGATGCAGCTACAGCTATCACTAAGGAAACTATCGAGGTCGCATCTAATGCTAATCCAGTGGTTCAACGTGAAACACAAGCCGACGAATCCGAGCTTATGGATGACTGGCTAGGGAATAATGCTTGGTTCTTTGATAAATCAGATCCTAAATCAGCGTATGCTGATAACGCCTACCACCGCGCTACCCGACAAGGATTATTAGGCAAGGATAGATTAGACTTTGTGGATAAAGCTATTGAGACTAATTATAGTAAGGCACCAGCTAGGAAGGTTAACCAGAATCGAAACCAAGCCAGCGATTATTCTAGCAGCGGTGGCAAAGCCCCCAAGGGTGGTAAGCAGAAATTAACTATGTCAGATTGCACACCTCAAGAGCTACAGCTTAGGGAAGTATTTGCAACTGATGATAAATTTTTAGAATCCGTACAAAACAGTAGGAAAGGAGTTTAATTATGACAAACGAAATTAAAACAGAATCAGCCAAGAAACGCGGCCCTAAGCCTAAAGCTAAACGTGTACCTATGAGTGGTGGTTCTAAGCAATTAGAGCCTACAGGTGGTTTAGACTCTAATTTTCATTACCGATGGTGTGCAAGTTACGGTAAAGGAAAGATTGAAAGATACTTAGCTGCTGGCTATGAGTTCGTCATAGATGAAAAGACCGGAGATAAGACAATGCGACCCGGTGGAGATCCTTTATTTCTAATGAGGTTGCCAATGAAAGACTGGGAAGCAGACCAGCTTGCAAAACGTGGTAAAATCATAGAAACTAACAACATATTGAATCAAAAGAACAGTCCCAATAAGAATAGTTCTGTCCCTGAGTACATTCCGGGAGATGCTAATCAAGTTGTGGAACGTGATAATCTAAGCTAATCAGCGTATTAGCCAGCCAAAGGGCCTAAGCCCCTCCTCCGATAGTTAGAAGACTGTTTAGGGTAGGAAAACGAACGTACTTGTCACAAGACAGGTGCCTAATTTTTTTACTTTTAACTTTAACTATAGGAGTGTTTATTATGGCTGGTTTTCAGTTATCTAAAACACAAGGCGCAAGCGGATATACAGGAAAGGTGCAAGAATTTGCCTTCCTAGCTGCTGACGCTAATCAAATGGCTATCGGTGATGCTGTTATCTCTTCAGGTACAGGCAATACTGATGGCATTGCTGCCGTTACTCGCGCGGCTGGTACTACTGGCTCTGAGATTACTGGCGTTATCACTGGTTTTTCTCCAGACCTTTCTAATCTTGAATTAAAAGGACGAACAGCTTCAACTGATCGTTTAACTACAGTTCAAGTAGACCCGAATGCTTTATATGAGCTTGAGATCGGTTCTGCCCTCGCTGTCACTGACATTGGCGCTAACTTCCTGTTAACTGCTAACGCACCTTCTACCGCTGGTAACTTGGTTCGTTCTGCAATGGTTTCAGGCGCTGCTGATGCAAGTGGTCCACTACGTTTAATCCGTTTGATTCCTCCTTCTGATGGTACTGCTTTGGGTGCTGTTGGTAACTTAGGTGTCTTTAGCGTTATTCGTTCTCAACAAACTAACTTAATTGGGGTGTGATCATGGCTGGCGGAACTATTACAACTGGCAACACGGCCAGAATGCTCCAAGAAGGCCTTAACGAGGTCTTTGGTCAAGCGTATAAAGAGCATGACGTGCAGTGGGATAAAATCTTTGACTCAAACACTAGTCGTAAGAACTTCGAAGTAGATCAACAATTCGAAGGTTTTGCATTGGCTCCTGTTAAGCCGGAAGGCGATTCCATTTCATACGATACTCAAACTGAAGGTTTTACACCTAAATATCCTAACCTAACCTATGGTAAGGGTTTTATCGTTACTGAAGAAGCTTTAGAAGATAACCTTTATGGCGTATTTAACCGTAGAGCGCGCTCTTTAGCTTTCTCAATGAACCAGACTAAAGAGGTTGTAGGCGCTAACGTGCTTAACAATGCTTTTGATAGTTCATTTCAGATGCAGGATGGCGATGGTGTTGAGCTTTTAAGTACTTCTCATCCTAACGGGCCTACTGATACTGGTACGTTCTCTAATAAATTAGCAGTTGATGCCGATTTAACAGAGGCTAGCTTAGAAGATTTGTTAATTCAAATTAACCAAGCTACTGACCCACGTGGTCTACGTATCGCATTGCAAGGTATTCGTTTAATCGTGCCACCTACGCTGATGTTTGTTGCTGAGAGAATCTTAGGTTCTACTCTTCAGAATGACACAGCTAATAACGCGGTAAACGCTGTCAAGGTAATGCAATCTGTACAGGATGGCTTCACTGTAAATAACTTCTTGACTGATGATGATGCTTGGTTTATTAAAACTAACTCACCAGATGGAATGAAGTACTTTACTCGGCGTGAGGTTCGTTTTGAGCAAGATATGGACTTCGGTACTAGCAACATGCGTTTTAAAGCAACTGAGCGTTATAGCTTTGGTTGGTCAGACGCTAGAGGCATGTACGGAACTTCAGGGTCTTAACCCCTCTAGATTAGGGGCTTCGGCCCCTTTTCCTTTTTATATTTGGAGATTTTTTAATGTCTACGTCTAATTTTATTAAAATATATGTGGGTGAAGATTACAGTACTGCTGTTGAAACAGAAGCTGATATAGAATCTAAAGTGATCAGATACAATCCTATAACCACAGCCGACAGAGATGCACTAACAGCAGAGGCTGGCATGGTTATTTATAACTCTGATTCTAACGTTCTTGAATTTTACAATGGCACCTTATGGGGCGCTGTATAGGTGATTTATGAGTTCTTATGTAAATACTGAATTTGATTTAGCAAATAGTGAAACAAAAGTAATTCCTGTAAACAGATGGTCATGGCCTAACTATGCTATTCAAGTTAGTGGTGGTAGCGCTTTGGTAGAAGGTACTTTAAATCTCGTAAATCGTGGTGAAACACCTGTATGGAGTACTTTAAACGATGCTTCAGGTTCTGGTATGACCGCTGTAACAGGCTTTGAGGTATTTGAAGGCTCACCCTTAGAAGCAATAAGAATAACGGCTTCAGGCGCAACTACAGGCCGCATTATGCAGCAAGGAGACTCTTAAAAATGAGGACATTAATAAAATGCCCGATAAATTCACAAAAAACAAAGTTCACTTATGTTGAAATAGTCGACGGATATAATTGTTGCTTGACAGAACCTGAAGCCTTTAATTTAGTTGATGTTGGTTCTGCTGAAATTGTTGATTATGATTTGTCTGCTTTGGATGTTATTAAAAAAAATGACGAGGAGAGATCATGGCGGGATTCTGAGTTAAGAAAGGTTGATGTTGAAATAAGAGATGCTGAAGATTTGGCGGGGAATTTTAATGCTCTAGAATGGCGCGCATACGCTATATTGTTAAGAAACTGGCCATCTCATCCAGATTTTCCCGACTCAACAAAAAGACCAATAAAATAGGACGCTAAAAAATGACCAAGATAGCTGGCAAGCCTTTTACAGTACTAGGAAACTTAAAAGTATCGGATAATTTAATAATAGGGGAAACAGACCAAGGCAGCTATGGAAGGCTTGAAACTTTATCAGGCTCTACTAATATAACTATCCCCGGCTCTAATATATTTACACTTATTGATCCAACGACTAGCACAATGTCTTCAGATTCTACAAGTGATTGGGTTCAAGAAGGTAACGGAGGTCTTAAATTTTTAGGGGATAATTTCAATGGCTACCTTAACGCTACTGTTTATGTTGAAAAACAAGCGGCCGGGGTAGAGGGTTTTAATATGAAAGTTTTTCAGGGAGCTAGCGAGATTGGAAGTTTTGGGTCGCAAGGGGAAATATCAGCAGCAGCAACTCCATACTTGATTAACATGAAAATTATAGCCGTTAAAAATGATGTTTTTACAGTTCAATGCGCGAACTTATCAAATTCTAATAATTTTAGAGTAAGGCAATACGTTTTAGAAGCAAAACCTTAGTTGGAGTAGTTTAATGCCTTCAATAAATGACAATCCGTTCACTCAGTTATTAAATTTAAACATTCTTGGTGAATTCACAATCAAAGGCGTTCCATTTTCGCCCACAACAAATACACCCGGCGGCCCTTTGAATTCTATTCAATTTAATAACCCGCTAGGCTCTTTTAATGGAAGCTCGGATTTAACATGGAACGGATCAACTTTAACCTCTCCAAATTTTAACGGCGTTGCTTTAACGAATGGCGGAACCGTTACTAATGTGTTACGTGAAGATGGAACTTATAGCCCGCTGGCATGGGGTGAGATAGAGGGTATTTTATCGAATCAATCTGATTTACAGTTAGCACTAGACGCTAAAAAAAATGATTTCTCTGAAAATACAGCTTTTAATAAAAACTTTGGAACTTCAGCGGGTACAGTTTTAGAGGGTAACACTGTTCTTGGTGGTGCTGTTGATAGCGTTACGGGTGACGGTGTTGGTGGCACGGCTGTAAATCCGGTGATGAGCTTTCCAGCTCCCAGTGATATTGGCTTGGGCAACGTAGACAATACAAGTGATGCTAATAAACCAGTAAGCACAGCCCAGCAAACCGCTTTAGATTTAAAGCTGAATTTATCAGGCGGCGCAATGACTGGCCCAGTTACAAGTATAAGCTCTTGGACTGGTACAGCTTTTAACGGCGTAGCTTTAACAAATGGAGGTTCTATAAATGATTCTCTTAGGGCTGACGGTACATATCAAACAATTAGCGCAGGAAGCAAAACACTGCAACAAGCCTATGTTGATGGCAATACTATTTCTGTTGATGCGGCTAATGGAACAGTAGAGCTAGACCAAACAGGAGAAACTATACCCTCTTTTAGGTTAGTACCTGATTCCACGTTCCCGACGACAAACTTAAGCGGTGGTGCACAGCACCCTGACTTAGATGGAACTTTATATTCTTATGATTCAACGCGGTCAAAATGGTTATCTATTACACAACTTCCTTATCACTTTACAGACAACGGAAATAACGACAGCACTTATTTAAAAATAGGAAATGTGGCTAGTACTTCTGTCGGATGGATTGCACCCTATGACTTAACGATAGTTGCTGTAACTGCCAGTGGTGAAAGTAATTTGTCAAAGTCTTTTGATATCGAGCTTAATACTTCGACAGCTTATAATTTTTCTTTATCAGCCGGTGTTTTTTCTGATGACTCTGTAAATGTTGATATTACAGCGGGCGACATTATACAGTGCTTTGTTTCTGGCACAGGATCACCCGTAAATGATCCCGTTGTTTGTATTTATACTCAAAGAAGGAAATAGAGAGATGACGTTAATTGCAAAAAACAATTCAGGCTCTACGCAAAAATACCTATCGCTTGTACATGATAACGGCGTTGATGTACAAATAAGCGATTTTTATTCCCAGTTTGATATATCAACATCAAGCGAGCTTAATTCTTTAATTACAGCCGGTGATATAGTTTTAAATGATGGAACAGATGATTTATCGGTTTCGGATGCTTTGAACGCCACAGAAATAGGCGTATTTAATTATGAGAATGCTTTTGGAATAACTCAAGTGACGGGGCCAATTATAACGCCGCCTATTTTAAATTCAGATCAAAATAACTACGCACCTTCTGGTTTTGATACATGTAATTTAATAAGACAGGAAGTAAGCGGAGACAGGACTATCACAGGGTTTCAAGCTCCTCCGGCTGGAGTTAGAAGAGTTATAAGAATACAAAATATTGACACTTCAAGTAATATTAAATTTAAAAACAACAGTTCAAGCAGTACCTCGGCTAATCGGTTATTGATAAGAGATAACGGCCCGGATAAGTCGATAAAAGAGAATGAAATAGCAGAGTTTTGGTACGACCATGACGATAGCCGATGGCGTGTATATGGTAGAGTTGGATAAACGGATTTAAAAAAATGAAAATATATAAAGAACAAGGCGAAGATTTACCGGCTATCAAAGTATTAATTGATAGCGCACCTATACCCAGCGGATATATTGAAGTTACTGATATATTTGAGTTTAAATTGCTTGCATCTAACTCATGGGATTTAGATATAATTGGCTGGACTGATAAATTATGTTTTAGAAAAAAACTAAAGCAAATGGTCTATTTAAAAATGGGAGTCGTTGATTCTGATGATGTAAACGATCAATCAAAATGGGATTTATTGAGCGAGGCTGAGAAAAGAATAGCGGCTGAATATTTTCTAGTTTATAAAAAATCATTTCAGCTAGAAGTTGAAAATAGTGATAGGTATTGGATTGTGAAAGCTTCCGAATATCGAGATTGGACCCAAGAATGTAGAGAGCGGCGTTTAAGTTTATGTGATGCTATTGTGTTTTCAAGAATACTTAACATCGAACATGCAAAATTAATTTTAACGGACTTAAACCAAATAGCTAAAGATACCGTTATAGATAGAGATGATTTAACAAAAAAACTAAATCAAAAAATCAGAGTAAAACGGCTAGGCCGAATGTACATACAAGGTCTTGAGGATGAAGAGCATGACGGAGTTGTAGCAA